TTTCCTAACAAGGTCAGGGGGTTTTTTTATTAAAAATGTTATTATGACCATTCGAAACTACTTATCAATAGTCAGAGGAGTTTTCATGCATGGCCATACCCACATTACGACCCAGTAGTCAAACCAGCAAATCAATACTGCCTGTAACTGGTACGCACGCTGATGTTTTGGCGAGCCTTCCGTTTGGAATTTACAGTTCAAACGCGTTCGTATCTGGTGCTGCTGATCAGGTTGCCTACACATATAAGAAGCTCGGTGGTGACGTATTAGACATAGAACTTAAGGCCTCTCAGGTATATTCTGCTTACGAAGAGTCGGTTCTAGAATATTCTTACATCGTCAACATTCATCAGGCGAAAAACTCAATTGGAAGCCTCCTTGGCGCAACCACGGGCTCGTTCAACGAGGACGGCCAAATGGTTGCGGGGGAGGCCCTTTCTGGCTCCAATATAACTTTACGATATCCAGAATTTAAATTTGGTTATGCTCAAAGAGTGTCCGACGCGTCTCTGGGACAAATTGGTTTAGGTCCCCAAGACACAGTATATTCTGCCTCTTTCAGTGTTACTGGTGGTACACAGCAGTATGATTTGCAAACGATAATTTCTGCCAGTTCTAAGAATAACAAAGATAATGGAACAGGCGAACCGGTACCGTGGGCGGGCCTAGTTGGTAGCAAAAAGATACTGATTAAGAGGGTGTATTATCGTACAGCCCGAGCCACTTGGAGGTTTTTCGGGTATTATGGAGGCATCAATGTATTGGGCAATATGTCAACGTATGGACAATTTGCAGATGACTCAACCTTTCAAATTGTCCCGGTCTGGCAGAACAAGCTTCAAGCCATGGCTTATGAAGACGCCATATATACGAGAGTTTCTCATTATTCATACGAGGTAGCTAATAACAAGTTGAAACTTTACCCTCCCCCTCCCAAAGGAGATCCAGAATTTAAGACGATGTGGATAGACTTCGGTATACCAAGCGATGCTTGGGAACAGGACGAAGGCGCCACCGATGGCACTATGGGTGTCAACAATATGAATACACTACCGTTCGAGAATGTCCCCTATAACAGTATCAACAGTATCGGAAAGCAGTGGATCAGAAGATTCGCTTTAGCTTTAGCAAAGGAGATGCTTGGACAAATTAGAGGTAAATTCTCCTCCATACCTATCCCGGGAGAGAGTGTCACTTTAAATGCTGACGCTCTTTTGGCGCAAGGTAAAGAAGAACAACAGGCGTTACGCGAGGAGCTTAAGACAACGCTGGACGAGATGACTTACAAGAAGATAGTTGAAGATACGGCTGCAATCTCTGAGAACGTAATCACGGTGAACAAGGATATCCCTGTTCTATCTATATACACGGGGTGATATAGGACATGGCAGATAACAGATGGAAACAGCCCAAGAATCCTCCACCCCCACTCTTTCTCGGCGAGAAGGAGAGAAATCTTGTTAAGCAGGTTAATGATGAATTAATCGAAAGAGTGATTGGGCAGCCAATTTTATATTTCCCTATCGACTTGGCGAGAACTAATTTTCATGTTCTGTATGGCGAGGCGGTTAAAAAAACATTCCTGCCACCAGTCATGGTCTACGCCCTCGTTGCTTGGGAAGGACAGACCACTCAAACAGATAGGTTTGGAGTTGATCGTCGGTCGGCGCTGACGATCCATTTTCACAAAAGGCGTTTGACCGAGGATCAGGACCTTTTTGTGCGAGAGGGGGATTTTGTTCAATTTGAAAAATTATATTATGAAATTGTGACCTTAACTGAACCCAAGTTATTGTTTGGTCAAGAAGATCATAAAGTTGAGATCGCCGCGAAATGCATAAGAGCCAGACAGGGAGTTTTCAATGCCAAGTAAAAAGCCAGGTTATTTTTCTACACGCAAGGAAATAAACTACGATTATACAGATGTAGAAGACACTTCCATTATCCAAGAGGTTATACCTTTTCAACAGTCCACTCTTGAGACGATTGATACTGCCATGTATCGATGGGTGAACGAAGAGATGGATGTCTTTACAGACATGAACACTGGGTTTAGAAAGGTTCCAGTGCTCTGGGTCTCAGCCGAGCGAGCCTTTCAGATCAAAAGAAATAAAGGCCTCAGAGACCAGGATGGAACACTTATACTACCTCTGATGACGATTGAAAGGACGAGCGTTGCAAAGAGCCTTTCGAAAAAAGGTACTGTTTTTAACGCGTTCCCAATCCAAGACGCCCGCGGCGGCACGATCACAATTGCGAGAGAGATTAATCAAGAAAAAACTTCAAATTTTGCAAACGCAGATGCATTTAGAAAGCATGGTAGTGCCGCTAACCCTGACGTTGGAATGAATCAACAGAACTTTCCAGGCGTAAATAAAAAAGTTGTTTACGAAACTGTGACAATTCCTGTCCCAGTATACCTTGATATTCAGTATGATCTTTATATTAGAACGGAGTACCAGCAACAGATGAATGAGATCCTGGCACCATTCTTGACAAAAACTGGTAGTTTAAACTATTTTATCATAAAGAACGAAGGCCATGGCTTTGAATCTTTTATTCAAGAAAGCTATGATCAAGAAAATAATGTATCCGCGATGAACGAAGATGAGAGACAATACCAAACCAAGATAAGCATCAAGGTTCTGGGGTATGTTATTGGGGCAGATAAAAACCAAGAGCAGCCTAGGATCGTAAGAAGACAAAATGCCGTTGAGGTAAAGTTAGGCCGCGAGCGAGTCATCGTTGGTGACATCCCCGAACATATTGATAAGAGAGGCTTTTACCGGGATTAATTTTCTTCTTTTCACACTAACACGCACTATTTATAAATGAAATAAATACACTTAATTAAGGGAGAATTTATCAGCATGGCAAGAAAATTTAAGTTCGTATCACCCGGAATTCATCTCCGCGAAGTTGATGAGTCAGTAATACCCCCGGTACCCCAAGCAGCCGGGCCAACTATAATCGGACGCACTCGCCGTGGCCCCTCTTTGGTACCGACGAAAGTTAACACATACTCTGAGTTTGTAGAGATTTTCGGCGCGCCCGTCCCTGGCGGCGCCACTGGTGGTGATGTATGGAGACACGAGAATCTGAGTTCCCCAACTTACGCTGCTTATGCTGCACAAGCTTGGCTAGCCAACAACTCCCCTTGTACCATTGTTCGCTTGGCCGGCGCCGCCCACGCCGACAACACGGGCGCCCACGGCGAAGCCGGCTGGAAGACTAGGAAGACAGCGACGGCCCTGCCGTCCACCAATGGTGGCGCATATGGGCTCTTCATCTGGAGCAGTGGGTCGGTGGGCGAGAACCCTAAATCAAAATATCTCCCCGCGGACTACCCCATCCAGTTCCCCGTAATCCAAGGCAATGTTGCCGGGACACCTTTGACGACCATGCGGACAGGCACACTTGCTGCCGTCTGGTATCTGCAAGAGGGCGCCCTCACTTTGAGCGGGACCATGATGACGACTGGTTCTGTCACCGTGCTAACTTCGGCCGCCTCTGCTTTGATTCAGTCGACAGCAAATCAGACTACCGGAGGCGAGTGGAAGGTTGAAGTACGCAACGACGCCGGCGCCGTCACGGAGACTAAATCGTTCTCGTTTAACCGTAACAGCCCAGATTTCGTTAGAAATGTTTGGAACACAAGTCCTGTTGTGACCTCCGATCGGCCAACGTATGTTGACGCCGATTCTGTGAAAAAATACTGGCTCGGAGAGTCTTATGAATCGAACGTGCTTCGTCTGGACCAACCCGATGGCACGCTTGTTGGCGCCATCATGGCTTTGAAGAATGGTACCTACGACGGCGCGACGTTTACCGACGAAGTCACCCGGGCCGAAACCGGCTGGTTTATCGCACAGGATTTGAACTCAGCGCCAAGCGGTTCTTTCTACGCGCCGGCCCAGCAGAAACTCTTTAAGTTCAAGGCTCTCCCCGCCGGCGGCGAATGGGATCAGCGAAATCTGAAGATTTCGATCTCAGACATCGCCTACTCCATCAACGACGACGCTGCCCCATACGGTAGCTTTACAGTCTTGATTAGAGATGCCAAAGACACTGATGCAGAACCAAATATCTTGGAGGCATTCACTGGCGTCAACCTAAACCCCAATTCCCCCAACTTTATCACGAGAAGAATCGGCGATAAGGATATGACCTGGGATGGTGTGAAAAGAACGTATCGTACAATCGGCAATTATGAAAATATGTCCGATTATGTCACTGTTGATGTGAGCAGCGATGTAGAGAACGCCAATGTCGATGCTCGTTCACTTCCATTTGGATTCATCGGCCCCACAAAGTACCAGGGCCTGACCATGATAACAAATGTCACTGGTGCTGATTACAATCCAGCAAATTCCACCTTCGTTACCTCGGTAGGTCTCTCTATACCGTTTGCGGAGAACCCTGTCAAGCCTGGCCGTCGGTATTTCCTCGCCACAGCATGCATCAAAAGCGCCGCCACCTCCCTCGCCGAGAGCGTCTTGAACATGCTAACAGCCTCGGCAATGCCTCTCAAATTCCCTAGTTTGGAAGGATTTTTGAGACTCTCTGCATCTGCCGGCGGCCGCTTAGGCGATATAACTGATGCTTACTTTGGTATACAGACTGATATATCCCGAGGCGCTAGCCAAACGTTTGATAAATCATATTATGACTTGGTTAGAAAACAACCGAAGGGTTTGGACTCGTTTAGTGCAGTCGCCGGCACTACTGAGGCGTCTTTCGTGTTCACTCTGGACAACGTCTCGGCTTCTGGAGACTTCAATTCACTCACAGACGCGTCATATGTGAGCGGCTCGCGCCGCCTCGGCACGTCGATGACGGCGTATTCTGCCTCGAACACTGGGTACAAGGAAGTCCTTGACGCTGGGTTCGACAAGTTCACGGCTCCGCTGCACGGGGGCACTGATGGGGTTGACATCACAGAGATGGATCCCTTCAACAATGCCGCCATCAATCTTGGCGGCGGCGGCGCACCCACGGAGCTTAACTCCTACGAGTACAACTCCATCCGACGCGCCATTGATAGCGTCTCGGACGCCGAACGCGTTGTGATGAATATTGCAGCCCTCCCAGGTGTCGAGGTCAGTTCTCTGACGCAGCACCTGATTAACGTGTGCGAAGCTCGCGGAGATTCCCTGGCAGTTATCGACATCGCCCATGGGTACACCCCTCGCGCCGAGAGCAACGCTGCTCTAAGCACTCGCGTTGGGGACGTTAAACAGGCCATCAACGTTTTCAGGGATCGCAAGATTAACTCAAGTTATGGTTGCGCTTACTACCCCTGGGTACAAATTGTTGATTCGGAGAACGAGGCCCGTATATGGGTGCCGCCCTCCATTGCTGCTCTTGGAACTTTCGCAAGCTCCGAGAGGTCCACAGCACTCTGGTTTGCCCCCGCAGGCTTCAACCGCGGCGGCTTGACACAGGGTTCTGCAGGAATCAACGTAAACGCTGTTGATGGACAGTTGATTTCGAAAGATAGAGATAAGCTGTACGCCATCAACGTTAACCCAATTGCGTCTTTCCCTGCCGAGGGTATTGTAATCTTCGGACAGAAGACGCTACAGGCAACTCCATCGGCACTTGACCGAATTAACGTTCGTAGACTGTTAATTTATGTTAAGCGTCAGATTAGTGCAATTGCCGCTACGACACTCTTTGAGCAGAACGTCGATGCAACTTGGAACAACTTTACCTCTCGTGCACGCACCTTCTTAGACGGTGTGAAAGTCGGTGGTGGTCTGACAGACTTCCGGGTTCTCTTGGATGAAACGACTACTACTCCGGACTTGATTGATAGGAACATCCTCTACGCGAAGGTATTCTTGAAGCCAGCACGGGCCATCGAGTTCATTGCTGTCGACTTTGTGATAAAGAGAACTGGAGCTTCTTTCGACGATTAGAGAGAAAAAAGAAATTGATTACTAGTTAATGTTAATTAAAGGAGATTTATAAGACATGGGCGATAACTTTTGGGCAGCACCACACACAGATCCAAAGAGAGCGTATAGATGGCTTCTACATTTAAATGGGGCCAAGGACGTTAAGCTACCTGACTGGGTGATCACAAAAGTATCTCAGCCAGGCTTTGAGGTTTCCGAGAAAGAGCACCAATTTATTAATCATAAGTTCTACTATCCTGGTCGAGTCACTTGGAGCGATGTCAAATTCACCCTGGTTGATCCAATCAGCCCAGATGCAACAGAACAGTTACAGAATGTTCTTACGCGCTCGGGGTATGTCTATCCAAACCAAAACCCCACGGAAAACATGACCGATACGATCTCAAAGGCCCGGGCCATCGCCGTGACCCCGTTAATTACAATTCAACTGATAGGTGCAAGCCCCACAGGTCAAGGGGGCGAGCGCGGACAGTCAGCCCCCAAGATTGGCAGTTGGACTTTGCACAATGCTTGGGTTAAGGGCGTCACTTTTAGCGAATTAAGTTATGAGTCTGAAGACCTCTTGAATGCTGAGGTAACCCTCCGTTATGATTGGGCCGTTTATAAGTCCACCTCCGAGAACCAGAAGACCGCCGGCGGCGGGCGACTGGTCGGATCCGAAGACCTCTTATAAACGCAATAATTTGCCTTAACATCGACCCCTGACTGCCTTATAATAGAGAAAACAAAGGTAAATAATGACTATTCGTAATAATGAGGATCGTGTTGGTGCTAAGCACAACAGCGACATGGATCCTTCCGAGATAATGGGCCCCTCTGCGGGCCCTCTTTCGTTCGTGACCCCGACGGAGTTTGTTGAACTCCCCTCCAAAGGCACACACTACCTTGAGGGTCACCCTCTTTACCAACAAGAAACTGTTGAGATTCGCTACATGACAGCGAAGGATGAAGACATCCTCACTTCCAAGACTCTCTTAAAGAAGGGTCTTGCGCTCGACCGCCTTGTTCAAAACATACTTGTCAACAAGTCGGTCAAGTCCGAAGACCTTCTTATTGGCGATAGAAATGCAATCATTGTTGCAGCCAGAGCAACGGGATACGGTTCAGAATATAAGACGAACGTGAATTGCCCATCTTGCTCTGAGTTTGTTGAATATGAATTTGATTTAGGCGATGCCACTGTTGAAGAGAAACCCATCCCAGAAGGAGTTCGGAAAACGGATAAAGGCACATTCATTGTGCACCTTCCAAAATTAAAGGTTGATGTAGAAGTTAAGTTCTTGACCGGCCGCGATGAAGCGCGTTTGGCTAAACTAACCGCCTCCAAAAAGAAGCACAAAATGGAAGAGTCGCTCCTAACCGATCAGTTCCGGCAATTCATTGTTGGAGTTAATGGGAGTGATGATAAAGACTTGATTAACTCTCTTGTGGAAAACATGCCAGCATATGATTCTAGGTTCTTGAGATATACATATCAGGGAATCGTCCCAAACATCGATCTAACGCAAGATTTTGAATGTTCCAATTGTGGTCTTGAACAAGAAATGGAGGTTCCGTTCACGACGGACTTTTTTTGGACTCGGTGACGAATACATCCAGAGCGTTTATGAAGAGTTCTTCTTATTGAAACATCACGGTGGTTGGAGCTTCACCGAAGCCTACAACCTTCCAGTCCTGATAAGGAGGTGGTTCTTGACTAGGCTGATAAAAGAATTCGAAGATCAAAAAGAAGCACACGAGAAGGCCACAAAGTCGTCTCGCAGATAAAAAACAATTAATTAATAGGCCGGAAGTTCGCTTTCGGCTTTAT